TTGAATAGACCGTAAATCGTCCCGCTGACCGTTATAAGTTCGACCTCGACAATCCCCGCGTCATCGGACGCCGGCAGAAGCTCGGCGTCCCACGTGTCGCTGTCGTCCAGGTCGTCGAACGCGATTCCGCAGCCGAATACCTCGCCAGTGCCTACGTTGCGGTTGCCGTATTCCAGGCGGTTGAACGCCTTGTCAGTCAGGCTCACGCCGCCGGATACGTCGCTCCATGACTGGTCGCCGCTCGATACGGTCGGCTCGACCTCGACTATTGAATACGTCCACTCAGTGGTTGATGACCCCGGCCCGTTGTTGGCCGCGGCTATCGCGGTGGACCCAGAAATCCGGGCGGTTATCACGCGGCGAGTCGCCACCCCTATCTGCACGACTGCCAGGACTTCCTCAGGCGGGCTGGATGGCGTCTGCGACCAGAGTATTTTCGCGGGGCCGCTTACGCAGCTCTCCAGGCGGGTATTGTCGCCGTCTTTCATCCGCGCGCATATGTGGTCGGCGTCGGTCATGTACACGCGGCACATCGTAACGCCGCTCACCACGGCGGGTGCGCATACGCCGTCGGCAGCCGGGCACTGGAGTACGGCGAAGCCGTAGTGCGCATCCACATCCGGCGTATCACCTTTGAGCACACGGTTGGCGGCGAACACATCCTCGCTGGTGTCGTCCGGGTCGAACAGCGGCCCGAATATGCCGAGTATGTCGTGGCGCTCCCGGGCCGAGCCTGAATCGTTGAGCACCTGGACAAACGCGCCGCCGGATGCAGGCTTGCCGCCTCGGGACTGCCCGCCGCCCGCCTGGTGCGCTCGTGCGGCGTCGATGAATGCGTTCCACGTGCGGGCCGATACCGCAATCTCCTGGCCGCGCCTTACATGTCCCAAATCGTCAGGCATTTTTTTTCACCACTACTCCCTGCTCCTACAGTCCCAGTCCCGTAAAGTCGCCGGCGTCGTAGAGGACCGCCACGTAGAGGGCCTCGGGCTTAATCAGCCCGTCGGCGTCGGGGCCCGCCTCGCGCGTCCACAGATAATCATGTCCGTTATATGCGACCGACGAGAAGCCCGCCACCGTCTGGCCCGTCTTATTGGGCGCGGCCCGGAAGCGGTACGTGAACTCGACGGCCCCGTCGCTGCGGGACGGGCCGAAGTCAGCGCCCAGAAACAGACACTCCCCGGCCGCCAGTGTAATCGACAGGCCGGTGTCTGTATCGGTGACCGAAAACTGCGCGGCGTTGACGTGCGGCGGCGACGCCAGCGCGTCTATCGCCCCGAGCGACGGCAGCCCGCCCGATGCGAAAACTTTTGTTACGGAAAAATCAAAGCCCCCGGCGGGTATGTCGACGCCCTCGACCTCCCATCCGCCGTCGGAGCCGCGCTTAACTCCGATGAGGTCCTTATGGTCGTTGACGGTGGCGGCTGTAGAGCCGTCCGGGCCGGTGCCGTAGGCGCTGCGCGTGTCGCGGCCTACGCGGACTCGCTGGCTGCCGCCGCCTATTGTGCCGGTGATGGTAATCGTATTGGCCGGTCTCGGCTCGAATTTCACCAGGCTCGCCGGCACGTACCGCGCCCTCGCGTCCCAAATGCCCGTGTCGTTGGTCTCGTCGATGCTGTCGCCGACCGGCTCGCACGAGACGTACCCGTCCAGGTCGCGGCTGTCGTAGCTGCTGGGCGCCTCTGCTTCCGCGGCGGCCTTCGCCGTGCTGTGGCTCGACGTGCCGCGGACTGTCCAGCGCAGCTCGACCGAGCCGTCGGTTCCGTACCGCCTCGATTCCGGATGTTCTTCTACCGTTACCGCCATGATGCCCCCCTGGGGAAAATCTCAAATCTCAGATCTCAACAGGTCGCCTGTTTTATCCGTCGCCGCTCGCCGCATCGGCACTTTTTCGACGCTGCCGACATCGCTACGCCGCGCTTAAGCTGGCGGCGGAACCTCCGGCCGCACTTGCGGCAGACGCACTTGATGGTCCTGTACGCCGTCGGCTTCTGCATTCGCAGACCGAGCCGCGACAAAAGCCTCCCGAACCACGCCATAATCCCCGTTTTCATTTCCGTGCCCTCCGTGACCTCTGTGGTAAATCGTCTATACAAACGCCGCCGCCGGCCTGGCCGCCTGCACACGGGCTATGTCGCCGAGCTTGTCGGCTGCCTTCTTGGTATTTTTTTCGATTTTCTCCTGGACGTTGCGGGCCGCGCCCTCCAGCGCGCGTATGCCCCGCGAACCCCACGAGCCTACAATCTGCTGGCCCGGCGCGTTTTGCATCTCGGCCAGGCGCGCTCGCAGCTCGAATTCCCGGTCTACCAGGTCCAGCGACTGGCCGGCTGCTATTGCCGCCTCCTGTGCCCGCTCCTTCTCGATTTTCAGCAATTCCTTCTGCAGCTCCAGCCCCCGCTTGCCGGACAGTCTGGCGTTCAGCTCGCGGATAGTCAGCATCCGCTCCTCGTCGCCTTCGAGTCCCCGCATGCGGGCGTCTTCAATCCGCTTGCGGCGAGCCGTCGTTTCCTCGATGAGTTTTTCGGCGGCCTTCTTTTCAGCCTCCGCCCGCTCGCGCATGCGCCTCATAAGCTCGTAGTGCAGCTCCTGGTCGCGCCGCATCTTGTTGAGCCCGAGCATCTCGTTGAGCCTGTCGCTTTCGGCGTACTGCTCGCGGATTCGCCTTTCTTCGATGTCGTATCGCTGATTTATGCTCTTGACGTTCCGCTCGTACTCATCGGCGATGTGGCTGATGTACGTGGCGTACAGCTCATCGAGCATCTTCCGCTCTTCGTCCGCTGCTTTTTCCGCCAGCTTGTCCTTTGCTGATGCTGCTGCCGCGTCGGCCGCGTCCTTTTTTGTGTCTGCGGTTTTTTCCTCTGTCTCAGTTACCGCGCCGGGCGCGTATCCCCTGATTCGTGCCTGCTTTTTTTCGAGCTCGTCTCTTCGTTTTCTGAGTTCCGTCAATTCTCTGTTGATTTTTCTCGCATCGTCCCCTAGCGGCCCTTTGATGAAATTCCAGAATCCGCCCGCGCCGCTTACTTTTCCATTGAGGTCATCGATTTTTTCATTCAGCGCGTCTATGGCATCGCCAATCTGGATGGCTGCCATGTCGTGCATGGCGTCGACGGCGCGGAGCATGCCGTCGGCGATACCTTCTATCGCCCCGGTGGCCTTGTCTATCGAAATTCCCAGGTCGCCGTAAACGGATTCGAGGTCCCTGTTCAGTTTTACCGCCTCATTAATCTCGGCGTTCGTCTTGTTCTGTTTCGCGGCGAGCTCGCCGAGCCTGTTGAGTTTCGCCATATCATCTTTGCGCTGCTTCTGGCCGGCATCGAATAGCGACCGCGTCGACTCGACCGCCGCGTCTATGCCCTCTGACGCCACCCAACCGGCGACACCGACGGCCGTCAGTGCCGCGGCCAGCAGCGACATAGCGCCGATAACCGGGTGTGCCGCCAGGAATGCAAGCGCCACGTGCAGCGCCCTGACCGCGCCTATCAGTCCGCCGACGAGCGCCACCACCTTGCCGATAATAAGCGCCGCGACGCCGAAGGCCAAGACGCCGAGGGTAATTTTTGCGATGGTAGCGACGAGTTCCTGGTTCTGTTGTATCCATTTTGCGACGGCCGCCGCGCCCTGCATGATAGACGAAACTGCATCCTTAATCGGCCCGGCGAGCGATTCGCCGATTGACCTCAACACTTCAAGAGCGGCCTCTCTAATCTGGCCGAGCGTCATCGATGCCGAGCCGGCGAGTTTTGCGAATGCATCTTCGGCGGCGCCGCCGGAATCCCCCATAAGTTCTATATCTTTAGCCAGGCCCCGCACGTCGCCTGAAAGCGCTGCGATACCCTGTGCGGCGCGGATGTTCGGCACAGTCTTAGTTATTTCGGCCAGGTCGAGGCCTTCGAAGCTCTTGACCAACTCCAGAATATTCTTGCTCTGCTCCGGGAAAAGTTTAATTACGTTTACAAGCTTGGTCGTGGCCTCTTCTGCTGAGAGGCCCTGCCTGGTCATCGTAGCAATCGCCGCGAACATATCGTTCATCGACATGCCGGCCGCCCGCGCCATGGGCGCTACCTTGCCGATATTTGCCGTAAGGTCAGCGAACGTGAGCTTGCCGCGCAAGACCGTCTGGAACATCAGGTCGCTGACGTGCGATGCCTCCGAGGCGGACAACTGGTATGCATTGATTACGCTTGTCAGGCCGTCGACGGCTACAGCCGTGTCGGTCACGCCTGCCCTGGCCGCTCGCGTGGCCGTTTCCAGGAACTCGATTGCATGCCCGGCGTCGATGCCGGCCGAGAGGATGTCGTATAGCCCCTTGCTTAACGTCTCCGTGGACTCGCCGTACTCTACCGCCATGCGTCTGATTTCTGCGGTAAACGTCTTGATGTGCCTTTCCGGCTGCGCCAGCATGGTCGAGACGTTGCGCATGTTCTTGTCGAAATCAGCGAACGCCTTTATGGCAGCGCCGAATAAAAAACCACCCGCCATGCCGAAACGCATCATGCTGCGGCCGGCAGCCTGGACGGACGCGCCGAAGGCTTTCAATCGCGCCTCGGCGCGTCGCAGGCCGTTGCGCAGACGGCTGTCATCGGCCGTTATTTCGACGAACGCACGTCCGGCTTTTACCTGTCCAGCACTACTCATGTATAAAACCCCCGTTTTTGTATTACAAAAATCATTTCCCGCGGCCTACGGGCCAGGGTCCGGCAGACACCACCAGCCCTCCGGCAGCGTAACCTCGCCGGGCACGCGCGTGCCGTCCTTATCCAGGACCCACACCTTCGCCGTCGTCGGCGCTCGAAGCTGGACCGGCTCGCCCGGCGGCACCAGCACCGTGCGAACTCTTGTGCGCACGCACCCGCTCATCCAGACGCTCGCGACGAGCAGGGTCACGAGCACCGTCCTCAACAGTATCTTGCGCATCTTGAGCCTCCATGAACCATTTCCGCAGCAGGTTCAGCAGCGGCACGCCGATGTACCGCAGAATTTTCCCGATAATCGCCCACATGTCACTCGCCTATATTGGCGTTCGGGTCGGTGACGCCCACGTCGGTCCCGCCGTCGGTCGTTGTGTTTGTGAGTGTCGTGGTATTGCCCTCTCCATCTACGTCAATAATGGAAATCGACACGTTGCAGCCGGCGGCCACGGCGGCCAGCAGGCACAATAGAATCAGTATGCTTTTCATGGTATTACCCCCCTGAAATCGATGTTATGTAACCAGTTCCCGATTCCCGTTTACTGATTACTGGTTTCTGTTTTTGTTTTCTCCAGCGTCCCGGCCGCCTCGAGCTCCGCATGCGTTATCTGTATCCCCTCGGAAAGATCGGATGTAATCTTGCTATTCGCCTCGTGGCCGGTGGCCTCCTCGTATGCGGCCAGCACGTACTTTAGTGCCTTGTCCAGCCTGGCGGCGCCCGCGTTTGGGGAGTCGTCGGGTATGGCCTTCTCGGCCCACTTGACTGCCGAGACTATCGTCCCCTCGTATTTCCGCCACTCCGGTTTCGCCGTGTAGAGTTTGCTCAGCGCCCAGGCAAGCGCTGCGGCCGCGGCCGCTATGACTACCGGGCTGTTGACCGCCGACCATATCCATTCAAGAGTCGTTTCAATGTTCATTTTTACTACCTCCATCATTTAGGTTTTCGGATTTTCTTCTTCATGCCGCCCATCGCGGCCTTGAGTTCTTTCACACCCCCGTCCGGGCGTTTCGCGGCCTGGGCATACGGGTCGAAATCGACCGGCCGGCACTTGACGCCGCACGAGCCGGCAATCATGCTTAGCAGCCAGCTGGTGCGCTGCCATTCGGCGGCGTCGGCCGCCTCCGCCATCGCCTTCAGCTCGCGTGCTGTGAGCTGGTCGGCTGCGACTCCCGCGAGTCCGGCCCATCGGTAGATGGCAGCCCGCCATTGAGCGCCGCGAGAATCCTGTCCTCCAGCCCCTCGTCGTCGGCCGCTTTTTCCATTTCCGCCAGCATCCTTTCGACGGCCGCCTCGCCCTTTGCCGCCAGTTTCTTCAGCAGCGCCCGGCGGCGGCTCGGGAAAAAATCCATTAACGCCTCTAGCAGCGCCGTGGACGCCGCGTCTATCGCGTCGCCGACCAGTGCAGCGCCGAACTCCTCGTCGCTCACGCCGGCCGCGTCGGCCGCAGGCTTGCAAATCACGTACAGCATATCGACCAGCATTACAGGGTCTGCCGCCAGCCGCTCGGCCAAATCGCCGCCGACCGCGTCGAGCAGATCAATATCCAGATGCGCCTTTACCCGCCTGATAACAGAGACGTTGATCACTATCTCCCATGTCCGGCCCGCGTTGTCCTTAAATACCCTCATCGTTTCCCCCTATATTAATAATTCTGAGTTATGCCTTAACCGAGTTTCGCCAGTGTGCCGCCAATTTCGGCCTGGCAGCCTCCAGCGCCGGGCCCATGTACGGCCTGGCCGCCACGAGCGGCCCGGAGCCTTTGCCAGCCCGCAGCCTGTTTATTTCCCGCTGAGTCCGCCGCGCCCGTGCGACCATGCGCTCTGTTTTCAGCAGAACGCGAAGCACGTGCAGCTTGCCGCCGGCTATCGGCACCTGCATTATGTATTTATCGCGTCCGCCGACGCGACCGCCTCGTGAATCGCTGAACGCTATCGGTCCGTGGTCACCGACCGCGAAATTCGTCTGAAGTTTCTTGAGCCTCTGTTTCGCCCGCCCGCCGAACTCCAGAGTCTGCTGCGCGTCGGTACCCATCCCCAGCGGCGCAGGCCCGACAACTACCGACCGCGTCGCCGGGTCGTAGCCGAAGAAAATGAACCTTTTCAGCAGCCCGCTATGGCTCGACGGCGGCTGGCCCGGCTGCGACGGCTTCTTGCGCTTGCGTATCGACCGCTTGGCGATGGTGCGCACCAGTGCGCCGGACCTGCTGAGCGCTCGACGCTCGCCCTTATTGACGGCGCCGAGAACCTTGGGCGCTGAAAAAAACATGCCCTTGGCCTTGGCTATATTTACCCCCACGCCAACCATTATCCCTCGCAATTCGTCCGCAACCGGTAACTGATTACTGTTTACCGGATGCTTTCTTCTTCGTATTCAGCCTCCGCGAAACGCTGAACCGGCCCGCCTTTTCAAGCTGCTTCTCTGCGAAATGTTTCAGGGCCGCCCGCTTGTCGACGCGGATGCACTCCAAAAACATCTTCGCACGCCGCGGCCCGAACATCTTACGCAGCGCGGCCGGGTCCACCGTCAGCGTGCGGACGGTATCCAGCACCGCCTGGTAGCGGATGCCGTCGGCTGCCTCGACCTTCGCCGCCGCCATCGCAGCTGTCAGCTCGTCTCGCAACTGGCCCTCGGCCTTGCGGAGCGGCTCGAGCTTATCCCGCAGCGCACCTAGCCTGTCTACCAGGCCGACCAGTTTCGCCGGCAGTTTTTTTCGTGGCCGTGCCGTCTTTTTCGCCTTCTTGGCTTTTTTTGCCATTGTCATCCCTCCCGCCTTCGTCCCTTAGGGACTTCGGCGTGGCAAGCCCTGCCAACTGCGCCCTATTCCCTGCTCACTGTGCTACGACGCCACTTCGACCCACTCGTCCCACACGGCCAGTTTCGCCGTGACCGCAACGGATATGCCCTCTTCAAGCGGCTCGCTGCGCGGGAAACTGGTGATGGAGAAGGTGCCTTTCGGACCTTCGCTGTCGGCCGTGTCTCGGTCGCCGCTGAGCGCCGCAAGCTCGATGCCGGTGCCGTTGAGGAACGCATCGCGCACCGCCTGGAACGCCGCGTCGTCCGGCTCCCAGTTCATCTCGAATTCGATGGTGCAGGTCTTGAGCGTCGGAACGGTCGACCGCCAGCCGCTGTTGGCCCTGGTAGTGCCGTCCCACTCTGCCGCCTCCAGGTTGACTGTAACGTCCTTGACGTTGTCGGCCTCCGTCATTGCCGCCAGTTCTGCATCCTGGTCCCCGTAGTACAATTTTGCGTCCATTCCAAGTTCGTAAACTGTGAGTGCCATTTTGGTACCCCCCTAAAATTGGCTGCCGGCTGACCGGCCAACCAGGTTAATAATTTAACTGCCTGCTATCATCTTATGCGTAACTCGTAAAGCCGCTTAAATCGACCTCTGTTAATTGATACCCGCCGCCGAGCGAATCGAGCATCGCTGCTATCAAATCCAGGTAGTCGCAATAGTTGGGGCCTCGAATGTACTGCCCTGGAGGCAGGCCGCCGGCAGTGGAAATGTGCGTCGCCAGAACAAATTCATCGTTGATGATATGACCTATCGCACTGCCGCTGTCGCCGGTTAATAACTGTTGATAGAACGACAGGCGGTCTGCGTCGGTTGGAATGTAGTACTCCGGTGAATAGCCATCATATTCCATCCGCTCGTACACCAAGGCCGACAGGTATTTGTTCAACACCAAACTGGGTGCTCGTTCGAGCTTGTGAGAGTAATAATCCGACATATCAGCCGGGAATAATTTAACAGGCGTAATCCCGTCCACATCCACGCGGCGGTCAAGATGTCCCACCATGATGTCGGTGCCGCCAAAACCAAGGCCGTAGGTTGTGTATGAACTCAGCGTGGCAGTCACAAGCTCGTTGTCGGGCGTGACGAATCGCACCTGCTGGCCGTTGGCGTTGACCGTGTAATGCGCCGCACCAATAACATCCTGCGGTGTAATCAGGGCCATGTTTATCACGGCCTGCGATGTCGGCCATTTCCAGCAGAAGCCGAGTCCGCTCATGTCAACATCATTCGCCCAGCAGTTTGCGTTGCGAACATAGACGCCGTTTGTGTGGTCGCGGGTCGAAAATATTGACGCCTCCGCCCCCTCAACCGCAATGCGGCTATCGACCCCATCAGCAAATGTCCGAAACAGACTGCCCTCGACAAAATGGTCGAACCTGTCGGCTTGCGTTTGCGTGAGAACTACAGGCACATCAACTGTGCGATTCAATAATCGAGACTTTGCAACAATCCGTGCTGTGCCGTCCGCAACACGACTGACTGACCCGGTGATTGCATTGACCGTTGCAACATCCGTATCAACAGATACAAAACGGACATTATCAACATCGCCAGTTGGGTCAACTATTTGAACATCGGCCTCTGTAAGAATCTCGTCTGAATAATAACGACGATAAACAGCATCATCATCAGCAGGCAAAAGCTCACTAGTAGCTCCCGCCGTCAGCGTGTCGTGTGGTATGGATAAAAATGCAAAATTAGCATCGTCCAAAGTTGTACCACGCGACGTTACACCAGCCGAATTTCCCACTCTTGTTATCATTCGCCAATTTCCAAAGGTTCTATATAAGCAACCCATTCGACGTATTGATTGGAATCTGAATCAGCACAATGAACCTCGATTTTTATGCTGTCATTTGCATCATCGGCGGTTATTTGAACATCCCATTCAGCATCAGTTTTTATGTCTGTGCCAATTACCTGAACATCTTCAAGATAAGTAACATATGTACCTGAGTTGTCATATTTCCGCAAAACAGCCATGCGTTTGAACATGCCGTTATGATAATTGCCATGGGTTCTGCCGATTATCGTGATGGTAAAACCTACGGTGGTAACTCCTTCCAGAACCCATCTTTCGGGCAAAATCATTTCGTGCCATGTCGGTGTAGTTCCTTCACTGGCTCCGACTTGATAAGACAACTTCAAAAGATAGGCACTCAATTGCCTGCGAGTTGCGTTAGTCATGCCATTTGACGCAATGACAGTTTCACATTCGTGCCGAGCTTCGCCCTCGTATCCGCCAATAACAGCACTACGTTTACCGCTCGCTAAACCGTTATATCCACCAATACAAAGAGCGGCTTCTCCGGGGGCGGACCCACCAACATATAAACCAGTAAGGCCGCGACGAATTTCGTGCCAATCGCCATCACGCCAAAACAAGTCAATGTAACCGCCGATGCCGCCGCAGTTCCAATTGCCTTGCAAAATACAATTGGTCCCATTGTTAATTGTGAGTCGTCGCCCTGCAAAACCAGCAACAATCATAATTGACAGAAGTTGGCCGTCATATGTACCGTCAGCAATTGACGGATTCGCAGAGAACGTAAAAGATGCTCCCGGCGTTGTTGGGAATGATACAAAAACCCATCGACAATTATTATGGGCAATAGTCCCGTCGTCGGCACTAACAGCTTGTGTGGTCGCCTGCAACCCCAAGAGACTTGTGCCACCTGCCGTTGCTCCATCGCCTTTGCGAACATCCTCTGTGTCGCTGCAATAGGCAAGCTCCCCATCTTCGAGTGTTATTGCATTGATTTCCACCGCCGTGCCGGTGCGTAAAATTATTGGACCCACTAAGTGTCCGTCATCATCAAGCTGCGGAATACCGTTGGCGGCGTTGAAAAGACTCTCAACCCATGATTTAGCTTTTTTCAATAGCCACATTGTGTTTAATCCTCCGTGTAATCGGCGATGATCCATACGCCGGCTAAATCGCTGCCGGCCGAATCCCGCTGAATGTTTATCGCCGTGCCGGCGGCTATTGAAAGTTTGTCAACCTGGTCGGTGGCCTCGGCGTCGAGCCTGGCAATTCGAGTCGTACCCGCAAGCAACCAGCCGGCGACGGAGCCGGTGTTAGTCCAACGAACGCGGCGGATTGTTTTGCCCGTCTGCGCGGTGATACAAGCGACCGGGTTATCGTCGGTAGTAGCCTTGGCCGCGTCGCCGCTGTTGACCTGGCCTGTGTAAAACTGGCCTGCCGCCAGCGCCTGCACGGCCGCCATGACCGCGGCTGTGTCGGTCGTCAGCCTCCGCAACTTCGCCGACACAGAGCCGACCGCCCCGGCAACAGCGGCCTCGTCGGCGACGGCGCCTATCGCCGTGTTTCCGGTGTTCTGGCCTTCAATCGTCGCCGGATTCTGAACTACGCCGGCGGCGTTCTTAATTTTTACCTGCTCGATTACCAGTTCGCCGAGCTGCTCGATGGTGAACTCGCCGTCCGTCTTGAGCCGGCCGCCTATGATTAGCGCGGTAAGTTTTTCAAGTTCCGTTCTCAGCGCGTCATCTTCAGCCCGCACCGCGCCGGTGCTTTCGTTTATTTGCAGGTCTGTAGCCTGCAGAAATTTTCTAAGCCATCCCATTATCGTTCCTCCGAGTTATTTCAGCCCGACGCGGTACGTCAGCGACACAACGCCGGTGAAAATCCTATGCTCCAGCAGGTGCTCATCCGCGGCAATCGCCTCGATGCGTCCCGATGTCCATTTCGCCGAGCCTAGCTGCCGGCCCCGCATGTAATCTATTATCTCGTCCAGCAAGTCACCGAGCGACGCGACCTCCGCGTCGATGTCGCTTACTCGACGCTGGACACCAATATCGACGGTGATGTCCGCCATGTCGCTGCCGCGGTCGTTGCGTGCGATTTCCACCGTCCTCGGCACTACGGTCACCTTCGGCTCCGCCGTCGCCGAGCCGTCCGCCTCCGTGAAATCCGTAAGCTCGTACAGAGGCAGAACGCGACGCACCGCATCGGCGGGCATGGAAAATGTGCCTACAGGCGCGGAGTTAATCGCATCCGTCACCAGGTCAGCTATATCAGTAGCCAGAGACATCTGCTATCCCCCCATCCTGCCTATGAGCGCCGCATTGATGGCGGCCGACGCCACGCAGACCACCACCGCTCCCACGACCAGCCAGAACAATCTGCGCCGGCTGGCGGCCTCGACTTCCAGCCGGTCGAGCCTGGTGTTGACGCCTATCTTGTCGCCGTTGCCGCGCAGCGCGGTATCCATCCTGTCGAGCTTGCGGTCGATATGGTCGAACCGCTCTCGGCAGTGCTTTGAGTATTCAGTTGTGCACTCGTCGCCCATTGCCGCACCTACCTGACATCCTCGCCTATTTTCCGCACGTGCACGCGATACAGCCGCCCGAGCATTATCTCGTCGTAGTGCATCGCACCGGCCGGGCCGGCCACCTCGTAGACGTCCACGCCCTCGCCGTCGGGCCTGTCCGCCCGGATTACGTCGCCCCGCTCGGGCTTCGTACTCTCGCCGTCGAGCACCAGCGACGCCGCGGCTAACAGCCAGTCTTTGACGTGCGCCTCGACGGACATGCCTGCCCCGTCGTCCTGTGTAGTTGTTGTCATGCCCGGCGTGGCCGCGATGTCTACGCTGCTGTCGCCGCGTTTATACTCTATCGTGACCGACATGTTCGCCTCCGCTTTGGCGGCCAGCATCTCGCAGCCCCTGCTCAGCATATCGCCCAGCCCGCTCATGCGCCACCGCCCTGCAAAAGCTCCTCGAATTTATCAATCCACCAGTCGCTCTCATCGCCAGATACGACGGCGCCAATCCTGTCGGCGAAATCGTTCACCGCCGCGAAAACGTCCGGATGCTTCGCCTCGTCGTAATCGTGGCCGGCGATTACGCCCCCGGAGCGAACCTTAGGCCACCAGACGTCCAAATCAATCGAGACGCTCAGGTAGTCGTGGCCGCCGTCTATATACGCGAAATCCAGACTGTCATCGACGCATACGGCGTCGGCGTACATCGAGTCGGCGCGGTGTGTGACCACCTGGCCGCCGCGGGACTCGAATCGCCGTAAAACAGACTCGTACATCCCTTGCCAGTCAGTCTGTATCCAGCGGTCATGCGCGGCCTTGCCACGGTGCCGCATGATGTACTGCGCATAATGTCCGCCCGGGTCGTCGGCCGCCCATCTGTCTACCAGCAAAAGCATCCGAGGCTCCAGCGTCCGCAGAATTCGCTCCGCGTGGTCGCCCTTCCATACGCCAATCTCCGCGCCGCACAGGTCGGTTTTGCGGCCGGCGAACTTTTCGCCGACATGGCGTATCGCAGGCCTCAGCTTCGCTATTTTGTTGTTTTGGGCGGATTTCATAGCCCAGCCTCCCCGAGCAGTCTCGCCATTACATCCGTTTTTGCCAGGTCGGCCGCGCTGTACTGCCGGCCCGCAAGGTGGGCCAGGTACTCGACGACCTTTACCTGCGGCGCCCGCCATCCGCCGAGCATCTCGTCTATATCCGCCGCCAGCGTCGCAGAGCTGGTCGGGTGAGCTGCGCCGGCGTATATGGCCAGCGACGGGCCGAAGGCCAGGACCGGCACGCCGGCCGCCAGAGCCTCTGTTATCGCGTTGCTGTTTATCGTCACCACGAATTTAGCACCCGCCAGTGCGTCGGCCAACTGCGGCCCGCTGCCCGTGGCCCGGTATTGAGCCTTTTCGTTGCCGCCGCCGAGAACCGGCATCCGCACGCGCCTGTGCGAGCGGGTGTCGGCCGGGTGCGGCCGGAAGAAGCATTCGATTTTTTTGCCGCGCATCACGCGACGAACAAGCCTGGCCAGCGGAATCGGCCCGGAAATCTCGCTGTCGGCGAGCTGCGAATCGTTGGCCACCTGGCCGAGAACCAGAACGTATCCGCCCCGCTTCGAGCCTTGGGTTTTGACACCCGGCACGTACCTGTGAAGTTTCTCCCTCGCATCATCCGGCGGCTGCTCGCCGGCAATCAGCAGGTTGCGCCAGCTTGTCCGATGCAGTATCCCTTCGTGGTCCACCTGGTAGTGTCGCGGTCGGTCGAAAAATCCCTGCTCAACGCGGAATACTGCCGCGCCTGTTTTTTCCCATTCGGCAGCGGCCTTCGCGTTGCGGATGCCGTTCCAGACGAATACGACCTTCGGTGCCTTATAGCCCCGCTCGATTTTGCCGTCGTCACCGACAGATACGCTGTATCCGAGAACTTCCAGCGACGATTTAATTGCATTCACCAGTTCGCTGCTAGGCCCGAACGGATGTTTTTCAGCCCTGCGCCCGTTAGTTACTCGCAGGCATATTATCGCCTTCGGCCGCATCTGCGCACCAATCCTGGGCGCCGTCGCCAGGGCAGTAGCGTTAGTCTCGGCCCACAGGTGTGCCGCGTATGGCATCTGACCGCCGGTAGCGACGTCAACCGAAGCTATCGGCCCATCGTCGCCTGCCAGCATGTGTCCCCACGCCTCGGCAGCCTGTGCTATACTCAGTGGGTACCACCAGCACGCGTCCGATACTATGTATTCGCGCGGCGCATCAGATACTGCCTGGGTAATCAGCGCCGGTCCGTAGCTGACACGTCGCTCCGGCTGGCTAGCGGCGGCCATGTCAATCAGCCGCCGCAGGCCTGCCGCATCAGCGCCCGATGCCATCATCGCCCCGTTGTGTGTCAGCGTCGTGTTTTTGTTGTGTTGCTGACGCGCGACAAACACGCGCGAGCCGTCCATCTGCCACGCACGCTCCGCGTCGGCAAGCGGCCGCAGCGGTCGGAAGTCAACGTCGAAATACCATCCGCCGTATCGCCGCAGCGCTGAGTATCGCAGCAAATCGGACCCGCTCGACGGCCCCCATGCCTCCATCGCGGCTCTGTACGAATCCCGCAACTCGTCGATGAGCACCTCCTCGCCGTGGATTTTCACTTCATGGTCCGGGTTCAGCTCGCGGAACCGCTCGATATTCGCCTTCGCCCATGTCGGCATCTCTGTTGCCTGCCCGCCGGGCCCGACCCACACGAAATGAATCAGTTTAGGGAGTTCCGCGCTCTGCATTCTGCGTTCTGTGGCCTTCCCGAAGGGGCCCGCATGGGCTGTGTTCTCTGTGGTTTTATGTGTTTTGCGGGTAACAATAACGCCGCGCCGCCCGTACCACTCGGCGAGATTGTCGAACAGCCTTTTTTCCTGAGCCCATCTCACGTCGTCGCGTCGGTGGCGGTCGAGCCTTACGCCGTCGTAGTCCGCATCGCCGGCAAGGTCCATGCCGTAGACGTCTATCTGAGTCGCGCCCTTCGAGGCAGCCGCGACTATCGCCGTCAGCGCGGAAAACTCCTTCCACCCCAGTTTGCGAGCCGGGGGCGCGTCAGAGATCTCTGTATGGAGTATGTGCTCGCGGCCGGCAATATCGCCGTGGGCCGCCGTCAGCCTGTCCCACTGCTTGCGTGTGGTGATTATCACCGGCTCGCCGATTGGGGCGATGTCGTCGTAACTCTCTGCGTCGAGTATGCACCAGTGCGTGCACGGGCGAGCGGCAGCCGCGCGATTAATTGCGATAACAGGCGCAGCGCCTGCCAGGTCGGCGTCTGTCACGTCCATCAGCGACGGGCCAGGGCAGAGTATTACTGCCCTTTGGCCTCTGGTTTTGCCTTGCGAATTATCCACGATTTATAGATGCCCTTCTTGCGTTTTTCGGTCTCGCCGGTCAGTTCCACCTGCCCGCCGACCTCGGCCGCGAACGCGTCGACAGCGTCGCATACCAGCGGGAAATATTTCTGCGAGTAGTCGTGCCCGGCCAGCACGCCGCCGGGCTTGAGCCGTCGCCACCATACCCGGAGCGTCTCTACGCCTCCCTCGCCCTGGTGGGCATAGCCGTCGAGATACACCATATCGAGCGAGCCGCCCGGGAACATCCCCGCCGCACGCTCGAACGTCGCGCGTATTACCTGGCTGCGCGAGCCGAACTCCGCCAGTGCCGCCTGGGCCTGTGCGTACTGGCTGTCGTCGTGGCCGCGGTCGCCCGCCCATCGGTCTATCGACCACAGCCGGGCTATCTGCCGCCCCCGCCTCAGCATCGCGGCGGAAAATGCGCCCGCCGCCACGCCAAGCTCGACTACCGAAGCGCCTTGCGGCGCCATCGTAATTATGTCATCGCGAGTTGGCAGCATTGTCATTTACCCCCGTCCCTTAGGGACAGTGCCGCAGCCGCGGCCCGCGGGGAAGGAGATTGGAAACCCGCGAGCCGCGGTACTAAGCGGCCTGGAAAGTCAGATTAAAAACCTCGCGAAAAATGCTACTGGTCCAGCCGGACGCGGACCTTTTCGTCGTCGTCGTCGGCCGCCTCGACCGCCTTGCCCATGTACTTATTCGAGCCGACGGTGGTTGTGGCGACCTCGTTGCCGGAGTCCCAATAGATGTCGGCCCCGGCGGTAATCGCCGTGCCGCTGCCCGTGTCCTTATCGACGTCAAAAACGCCTTCGACCGCCAGCGCGCCCAGCGCGTCGGCGGCTATGTCACGGGTGGCTACGCCTACCAGCTCGCCCTGGACAACCACGTCGCCGGCGTCGACCGCGACGGCCGGCGTGTAATCGACCGATTTACCGGCCTGTATGAATTGTGCGATGAAACTCATGTCTATTCCTCCCGTTTGTATCGTTTTTAGGGGATTAGGGAGTAGGGGTTAGTACCCCCGCTCCCTGCTCCCTGATGTCTGCTCACTGCTCACTGCCGTTACGACCCGTTATTGGCCACGCCGCCGCGGTAATCCTGCTTGGCCACGCCGAAATCGTGATAACCGCGCATCTTGACGCCCAGGACGTTAAAGTCCGCGTCCGCCTGCTCGATGGTCGGCGACTCCTGACCGTTCAGGAACGCAACTTCGATTACCGGAGCGTCCATCGGGTCGGCCAGCAGGTACCACTTGGCGGCCGAGTAGCCGGTGTAGCTGGCATTGGCCAGGTACCGGCTGATTTCCGTGCGGAATTTGCCCGCATGCGGGTTGGCAACCGGGTACTTGGTGCTGGCGGTCGTGTTGCGGACCTCGGCGCTCTTTTCGAGCACGCTTGCCGTCGCGCCAAGGGCGGGCGGTACCAGCAGGATAGCCGGCATAGCGCCGACAGGCTTGCCGTCGGCGTCGGTCATCCCGTAGAACGCGACCTCAGCGTCGGTCAGCCCGTCTATACCAAGCGCGCTGCCCGCTCCTGACAGGTAGTTGCCCCGTGCGACCGTGAAGAACGTGGCGTTGTCCAGGAACGCCGTCCAGAAAACGTCGTTGATTTTCAGGCCCGCCCCGCGACCGAGCTTCCTCGGAACCGTGGTGATGGCGCCCAGGTCGTCGTTGATAATGTCCTGCCGGGTTATCTGCAACATCAACCCGTAGGTGTCGGCCTGGTTGGTGTAGCTTTCGTTGCCTAGCGTCCCGTGCTTCAGCTCGCCGTCCGGCCCGACCTTCTCGTACTGGTCGGAGCCAGTAAGACGGTAGCTGGTTATCTGCTTGAAGTCGCGCACTGAGCGCACGCCGCAGATATTCCGCCAGACCTTCTCGACCAGGAAGAAGCCTTCGAGCAGGAACTTGTTGGCGACGTTGCTCAGTATGCCGCTGATGTCCACGCTGGAGAAACCGGCCTGGACCTGCGGTGCGAAGGCATGCTGCAGAATCGCCCGCGTGTCGCGGAAGCTGCGGCCGTCGTAGCCGTTGGCCCATGCGGCCTCGAGCAGAAGCTCCTGGAGGCCCACGCCGCCTCGGAACCGTTTCGACGCCTCATCGACTGTCTCTGCGCCGTAAACCTTAACGACATCGTCGCCTTTTTTGCCGGCCGAAATCATGGCCGCCGCCTCGAGCACGCTGCCCGCCTGAACGTCGCTGTCTCGCGTGTGCGCGGCCGGGGCCTTGGGCCTGTCGGCCCGCAACACCTCGAGCTCGGAGCGCGTCGAGTCCCACCCCTCGTTTATGGCCTTGGCGCATATCTCAGGGTGCTTGTCGCCGCATACCTTGCGGACGGCGATTATCCGCTCCTGTTCGGCGGCTGCTTCGATGCGCATGGACTCCGCCGGCGTCTGAGCGCCTTCGCCCTTGGGCTGATCCTGCGGCTCGGTCACGCCTTTCGGCTGCGGCTGCCGGGCCTGCACTTCCTTCGGCTGCCCCTCGTCGCCGTTTACGTTGGGATTTACTTCCTCGTTGGGCTGCTCGCCCGGTTTCTTGTCGACTTTCATTGTCTTTCCCCCCTGTTGGCGTGCCGCCACCCTGGCCGAAGTGCCTGAGTCCGCGCCCGCATCAACAAATGATATTTCACCTAATGTGGATTTCCGCACCAGGATTATCGGACCCTTGTGCGTTTTACCGTTGGCCACAATCGACTGGCCCTGTTTGACTACCTCGTACTCCTGGACCGACGCCCCTATCGACGCCTGCCATGGAAATCCGTTTTTCGCGTCGGCCACAAGCTCCGCCGCCGCATCCGACGTGCATGAAATCACGCCCTCCGCCTCGATTTTTGATTCGGTCAGGCTCACCTTCGTGGTGTGCCCCACCCGCTGCCAGTGGTCGAGCCGCGCCGCTATCGTCTCCCTTGGCACTGTAAGACCCGCAAGGTCCACGACGACCGGCAGCGTGAAGCCGCCAACCACCATCGGCCCGCCGGTATAGGCCAGCATCTTGAACGTCGGCAGTCTTTTTTCTCCGTTCTCGCCGCCTTCGCCTGCCTCTGCGGCCGCGATGTCGAACGTCATCTCAGCCAGTATCTCCATCTCGTCAGGAGGCGGCGATTTGGTTTCGGGTTTCGGATTTTGAATTTCGGATTTCATTTTTTTACCCCTATCTCGCTTCGGCCAGAGCCTCGTCCACGGCGTCTCGCACTGCGTCGGCTATGGCGTCGTCGGAATCTCCGTTGTCGGCAGCCTCGGCGTCGAGTCCAAGCTCCCGCATGAGAGCGATTTCTTTCGCCCGCTGCCGCAGCTCCTTTTCCCAGTCCATGCCGCGCCGGCCGTACTCGGCCGCCAGCGTGGTCGTGTTGTTTGCCAGCCGCTTTTCCTGCGCGTTGGCCTCTTTGACCGGGTCCACGTGCTCGCGTCCGCGCCAGAACCATCTGTGCATGGAGTCGTACATCGCCAGCGCCTGGTCTATCAGCACCGCCTCGGACGTCCACGCCGCCAGTATCTTATCGAGCACGACATGGTCGCACTCGCCCTGTTCGACGCCGAGCGAACGGTCGTATGTCTGGTGGTCGAGCCTGCCCGATGCGTAGTTGTATTCGCTGCTGTCGCATAGCGCGACGTTTTTCGGCATGTTGAACGGCCGGGCGCTCTCGGCGACGAGCGACTGGTTATATTCTGTGTAGGTGGTGGTCGGCTGCTCGCTCCTGAGCGTCTCCGGCTGCCAGCCGTCAGGCAGGAACATTGCAGTCGAAGGGTCAATCTCCATAGTCTGCAGGCCCGGCACCTCGGCCGCCTCGCCGCCGGCCGGTATGTCGGTATGGAACAGCGTCGCCAGATTGGCCGCGTTGCGGGCCGCGTCGAGCACCGCCTGGCGGTACTGCCTGGCAGCGCCGAACAGGTACAGGCTGGCGACCAGTTCGCTTACGCCGCGCCGCTGGCCGGGCCGGTCCTGGCGGAACCAGTGAATCATCTGCGTAGCCGGGACCGGGTCGTATTCCCCGTACGGCATCAGCCCGCCGCCGGGATGCTCGCGAAGCACGTGGTACGTTTCCGGGTTGCCGTACTCGTCGAAAACTATGCCGTCGACAGCTTTCGATGATGCCGGCGTGAATTTCGGAGTCGCCACCTGGTCAGCCTCGATAATTACAAGGTCCAGTTTTATTACGTGCGCTACTTTCGGGTTGGTCACCAGCATTGCGAACGCCTCGCCGTCTACTGCCTTGGCCTGCCGCATCGTCCTCAGCTTGGCATCCAGGTTTATCGCCTTGGCCCATGCGGCGAACTCCCGCTCTATCGTATCGTTCGTGTTCGGCGACTCGCTGAGCATCTGGAGCGTCGGGCCGGGTCCGACCATATCGTTGGCCAGTGTGGAGATTATGCCGCGGCAGAATGCGTTGTTGGCTGCCTCGTAGCGAGCCCGGTTGCGTATCATACGCCGAGTAGCCGGCGGCGCAGAGGCATCCGCAGAAAGCGCATCGGCGCGCAGCCACTGCTTGGCGTTTTTTGTGGTGTTCGTCGCCGCGTCGTATGCTCCGGAAACTACCAGTCGCACCGGCCGGCCGTTAAAGTCGCCGGCTGCAAATTGCTTTCCGGCCGCTTTCGGTTTGCGCGGCGTAGTATTCTTCTGCCTGGTTTTCCCCGCCTGCTTCGGCATCGAGCATTCGCCCCCTGCTATTCGTTGCCCGGGGGAACTATCTGGACGCGGGTAATAGCGCCGGCGGGATTTGAGGCTATACTCCGCCTGCGCAGGTACCTGTCCGTCTCGATGATGTCGGAGATTTTGCGGTTCCGCACTGTAACGCCGTCGGCGGACGCCTGTTCAGGCTCGCCCGCGGCGTCGGCAATAGTGTCCGTGGAAATCTCGTCTGACATTTCGCAGCCCCCCGGCTGGTTCTCGGTTGAAAATTAAGCGGCCCCTGCATGCGGGGGCCGCCTTCCCCCCTCGGTCCCTTGCGGGATTTCTTTTAATCAGGCATTGCAATCGTAAGTATTCACACCCAATAGATGTATTGGCAAGAAAAAAAACTCTGAAATTATGCACTATCTATACATGTATAGATTTTTTGTGATTTTTTTGAGATTTTTTTACGAATCATCTCGATTGTAGTAACGCGCTCGCCGCACATTATGCACTCGCGGCGTCGCGTAACTGCGTCGGCACCACGTAGCGTATAGACCACCCGCGTCCTGGTTGAGCCGCATCGCGGGCATGTTATCCCCCCTGCATGCATCCAGCCCCCTAACCCCCTAAAAAAATCGTTAGCGCCGCTTGTTGAAATCGTCAGCGGTAAAAACTCGCCTTCCGCCTGCATGCTCTAAATCGCCCGCAGACTCGACATGAGATTCGGCGGCATCGCCTTTCGCCGTTTTTTTTGCACGCGAAAAATCGCCGGCGCTGAATTTCCGCCGTCTGCCACCGCCGCCCTCGTCATGGCCGGGCGCTTTTATTCCCTCCATCGACGCCGCCGCCGTGCACCCGACAAGGCAGTCCAGCCAGTGGTTGTCGGGCTTGGATGTCTTGAGTTTCCATTCCCTAACCGCCCGGCCTCGACCGTAGGTCTCCGTCCAGTATTCGCTATCGGCGATGTGCTCGGAGAAAAGCTCGTGCCTTGTTGTCCGCCCGCCGTAGAGGCTCATGCATCCCGGCTCGCCGGCGGCCGTCGCCAGGCAGCGGTGAACGAACGATTTCCAGTAATTCACGTCGACTGCGATGTGCTGAAACTCGCGAGTGCCTTTGGTCGTCGGCATGTACCAGTGATGCCCGTATCGTTCGCCGGGCTTGCGGCGGTACTGCGTCATCGGTATATTCCCCGCGCCTATGCCCACGCCGCGTGCGAGCGTCATCGTCTCGCTGCCGATTTTGTGTTTTACCGCCGCCACCAGGTGGCCTTTGTGCGCCATGTCCACAAAGAGCCTCGATATTCGCATCACACCTTCGCCGCCGGCTCGCGGCCACTCGCGGCCCATCAAATGTTTCGTCAGATCTTCGAGCCCGGCCTGTATCGCACCGTCCGGGCCTGCGCCTGGGTACTCGCTCGTCAGTTTGTGGCGGGCCTTGCGGTATCGGAACCATTTCGTGTTTTGTTTCGGATGCGTGCCGTATGCTATCACATACCCTGTAAAATTAGGCTCCCACGCGCAGACGCACCAGTAGAGCAGTTCGTCCTGGACGTCGATAAACCCGGTGACGTGCGTACACCTAATCGGTGCCTGGCCGGCGGGCCGGCCGTTTGTTTTGGCCGCCACCTGCGCGGCGGTCAGAATATCTTCGTCGCCCTGCTCGAGGACCGGCTCGTTCTGATACTCGCTGGCAAACGCATCCGGGCCGTGCTTGATTCGCAGATTATATGCGTGCTGCACGGCCGACAGTTCCCGCTCGTGGTCGTATCTGTCCGGCCACGACACCACGCAGCCGGCGTCCATAGCCTTGCGGTTTTTTTTATAAAACTTGTCGGCCGCGGCCGTCCCCTTGTCGCGCCTCAGCCCGTCGGCCCGCAGTTCTTCATATTTCTCCCAGAGCGTCTCGGCCTTCTCGCCCGGCCACTTGCGGACCATCGGCACTGACTTTCCGCGCCATTCCGGGTTATTATCGCGGTCGAGAAGCTGGTCGCTCAAGTCCTCGCGGTATATCCGAGTCACCATCGCCACCGCCGACATCGTCTCGCCCGGGCCGACCATGCCGAGCACGTCGCCGTTGAGCAGCTCCATGCGGTATCGAGTCTGCGTGTCACTCTTGGCCGTCTGCCGCGTCTGCGGGTCGTCCAGCAGAACCAGGCTAGGCCGCAGCGTCCGCCCGTCTGCGCCGTCGTGCTGCAAGCCGCGGAAGTCGCTGTCCAAACTGGTCGCCTCGATTATCGACCCTGCCGACGGCGACGCGTCCAGCCCATCCGGCAGGGCCTCGGCCGCCAGCGACGGAAATACTATCTTACTCTCGCCCCAGTGCACAAACGTCAGCTCGCCGCCGCAGTGCTGCTGCGCCTGCCGCTTGGCCGTGTTCTCCAGGCATCGCAGCGGGTACACCGCCTCGGGCCAGTCTGCAGCCAGTAGTTTGTTGGTCAGTATCGCCTTTTTGAGCGGCCGCATTATCAGGCTGACCGCCTTTGCCTGCGTGCCGGCTATCGGCACCACGTAGGGCCGGCGGCCGGTGAGCACAACCCACAGCGCAGCAGCCCGCGCTATGGACGTCTTGCCGTGCCCGCGGGGCATGCCGTAGGCGAACATTCCGCCGCCGTTGACGACGTTCTCGATTATCTCCATAACCTCGATATGGTCGTCCGACCACGGCAGGCAGAACGTCTGCGAGAAATACGTCTCGCAGAATACGCGCAGACTGGCGGCTGCGGCCTCGCGGCGTTTTATATTTGCTATCTGAGGGATGGGCGCGATGTCCTGGGCGGCCTTGGTGGCCTCGCGGTTGCGCGACGCCTGGCGGGCTTTGGCCTCGGCATATGTCTGCTTCGTTGCGTCCGGCTTTGCGTACTCCGCCGCCAGCCAGCGGGCGTAGCCCGCCAGGTTGATTGTCTTGCCGTTGTGCCAGCGTCGGCCGGCTGCGTTCATCTGGCGGTCGAGCACGCGGCGTGTCATCACCGCCCCGAGCTGCGTGGAGTTGAGCAGCTGCACCAGCTCGTTGCGGCTCAGCGCCGCCGGGTCCAGAGCGTCCGACTTGCCCGCCTTCGTCGCGGGCATGGCCTTTTGTTTCACGCCTGGGTGCTTGCGTTTCGCGCCTGGGGCCTTACGTTTCACGCCTGACTTTTTGGATTTAGCAGCCACCTATCCCCCCGTTTACTGCTCGCGATTTTGCCTGGTTACCGGCTACCGATTACTGATTACGAGCTGTTTGTTCATCCATGCAGCGACGGCCACCAGGTCAACCCTCGGCGCCCGCGCAGTCCCCGTTGCGGGCATACCCTCGGCGATATGTTTTCGGAGCGTCTTGGTGTCTGTATCGAGCAGCTCGGCGGCTCGGCGCAGAGTAATCGACGCCATATCGTCCAGGCTCAGCTCGAGTGATTTGGTTTTCCCCCCCGCCACAGGCACCGCCTTTGTTAGGATCTGTCCGCAAGCTGCGCATTCAGCCACGCGGCCGCATTTCCACAACTATCTGATTTGCGACGCTCTTACTCCGCACGGGCGAGCTGCCCGCCGCTTTCGATTTGGCTTTCTTCCCGCCGCTGCTTGCACGCTTCCCCTGTTTTGCAGCCATTTCAATATCCCCCTATAGATTCTGTTTTAACCCCTGATGCGATAATTAAACATAATTTTTACCCGCGCAACAAACAAAAACCCGACAGGCGGC